CCGCCGACATGGGTCCGTACTACAAGCAGCTGCAATCGGATCAAACCAAACGGGTGTACGTGTCCCCGGACGGGCAGCGCATCTACAACCTGGCGGGAGCATTCAAAGGCAACCGGGGCGTGGTGCAGGCACCGGGCATGAAGGGCGCCACCGGCGTCTCATTCGATCAGCTGTACTCATCGGGGCCGTGGATGCTCGGCGAAGAGCCCGAGCGCACCGACTACCGCAAGCGGGTACTGAACCTCGCGCTGCATTTCGCCCCGCACATCAACGCCGTGTCGAAACTGCGCTACCCGGACACCGGTATAGCGCTAGAACAGATTCAGGCCCAATGGTGGCGGGACTGGCCCGAAGACGTTGATCTGCCTATGGGTTTCATGGGCGAGTTCACCCGCTACGACGGCTGGCACTGGATACGGGTCCGCAACGGTGAACCCAATTTCGATACCGTCGAGATTGACCCGCGCGCGTACGGAAACTATTACGCCACAGCGTCCATGACGATTCACTGCCCGTTCCCGTTCTACTCCAAGCGGGCATTGACCCGCGAGTGGCGCAATGACGCGGCCAACGCCGTGATCAACGGGCGCAACCACGGCATATTGCGGCTACCCAACAAAGGCGACTACGAGCAATGGCCCAAGTTCATTGTCGAGGGTGCAGGGAAGGTGTCGATTCAGGACGGATTGACCGACCGCATGGTGGACATCGAAATCTTCCCCTCGGACGGCATGGTGCTCGTGGACACCGATCCCTCGGCGCGAACCCTTACCTCCGAACATGATCCGATCGACAACGCGTTGTGGAAACTGATCCGCAACAGCGACATCCTTGACTTCATCCTCGGGGACATCACCAACGCCCGCGCCGGTGTCCCGATCGGGCGCCGCGTGCCGGGCGGGGTCGGGTTCATGTCCCCGATTCCCTCCGAAAAGATGGCCAATATCAAAGTGACACACACCAATCCGGCAGGAAAGATCACCATGATCATGTCGCAGTGGTACCGGCGCGGGGTGGCCTGATGTGGACCCCTGGCGGTCGTCGTGTCATCACCGCGCCCTCCGATGCGATCACCAAGTACCGGCTGTTGGATGGGCGGCGCGAACTGTGGCGCCGCGCGGCCAAACAGCCGCCCTTGTTGCGGGTCCTGGATAAGCAGCTCAAGTATTTGGGCACGCTGCGCGGGCAGGTCCGTGAAGGCGATTGGGAACGGCTCTGTGATGACACCGGTGTCGGCAAGATCCGGGTACGCCGCGATGATTGGCTGGCCGACCTCATGGCTCGTGGCACCCGCTACACCGAGGATCTGCACCTGGCGATCGACCTCAACCCCAACATCCGTTCCTGGAGAACTCGTATCGGGTACCGGATTCAATCGGTGGTCGCGGTCAAAGATGAGGACGGCACCCATTGGGTTGACCTGGAACTGATTTCGCTGCGCGAGCACGCCAAGCACATTGCCCTCATTCCGACACCCATCTCAGCCCCAGAGTTTCAGCCCCTCAAGGCGTGGGTGTGGTTGCAGAACTTCCGCTCGGGCATGGCGTTCACCACGTTCTTGAACCTGCTGCGCACGTTCTGGCCGTTACTGGCGTTGCCGACCTCGTGGGCCGACCCGGTGCACTGGCTGACCACCCGCGCCGGGAACCTCTCACCGCTGCATTGGCCGATCCAAGTCCAATTCGTCAACCCGGCCTTGGACACCTCGCGCATTGTTCCGATCGCCGCGAAAGCGCAAATGCTGCATGACATTCACGCCCCGCTCGGCGAAGACACCGGCGTGGTCTTGATGGACTATCTATGGCTAGAAGAGGACGAGACCAGCCCGCACCCCGAACTCGCCGCGCTCGTGGGCGAGAAGCTGGCGCGGCCCACGCGCAACTGCATCGTGCTCGCCTTTGAGCAGAAGGACGGGATTGTCGGTCCCACCGGAACGGCATTCGACGGCGCTCTGAACGCTGTCGGCGCGATCCTGGATGACACCATCACCGAGGTCATCTTGCCCCTCGACCAGGACGGCGACGGCCTGACCGATCCGTTCTTTCGGC